CACTTCTAATGATGTGCATCCCATGTTAAGTGCCCAATGTTCAACGTCTGGAAGAAACTGAATCCAGCGTTCCATTTCAACACCACCTATTGCTATGATTCTTAATACCCTCTTGCTGGGGTATGGTGCTATCTGGGTAACCATGCAGGCGAGAATGTTTTCTTTATCCACCGCCAGCCATAACTGCATATTCCCTATGGAGAGATGCTCGTAGTAGTCCTCTAAGGTAGCCTCACCCTGAGAGTGATCAATGGCTCCTTGAATGTACTCTTCAATGGTTTCCCAAACGACGCTAACGTCGTCCGGTGCGACCATTGCTATCCTACAGTTTGACCCATGCTGAAGTGGATTCTTTAAAGAAATAAATTCCTTCGCCCGATCCGATAGGATCCCAGTTCGTTCCATCGGCGTATCGGACATCTCCTCCTCTTGGTTTTGTCGGCGCGACATGAGTCCTCTCTAATCTAAAGTATGATTGGTTAAGTATAGTGTTAGCCAATCGTTTAAGTTCTGTAACAACATATATTCCTAAGTCTTCCTGTTCAAGTGGTAGTGGCCCCGGCTCATAATATGTGACAGACTTAACTACCCTGTCTTTGTATGTAGCCATCAGTAACTCCTAGAGCCTCTCCGTCCTGCATCATCCAGTTCAATATCATAACCATCCAGTCTCCAATCGAAGTTTCCGGTAGACTCAAACTTAACACCATAGAGTTTACCGGTTGCCCTTACAGATACTTTGGATTGAGAGTCTGGATTAAACGCTACAGGCGAAGACCAACTTACACCCTCCTCAGTAGACATCTGTGTGCCTACATACACATTTACAGTATTTGATCCAGAGACTTCCATCCTAGGCCAGATAGCCTTTATTCTTTTTACTGAAGTTCTATCCTGTTGACCCTGAGTACCCATAGACATTCCTGTGCGCTCAATAAATGAAGTCATGTTAGTAGTATCTTCTTTATTGCCAGAGGCATTACGATAAAGTTTTGTATCAGTAAGTCCTGCCATGACAAGAACATTCTCTACCGTACTCCAAGTTTGTGACCATGCACCTAATGCACTGGCCCAAGTTATTCCCGTAGCAGCCGCCCATGTAGTAAATGCATTCGGGTCTGCTATAGAACCATACCCAATATGGGAAAGGTTTGGAAGATCACGAAGAGTGAATGCTTGGTTTGTCCAGTTCCAGACCACAGCTTTATTACATTGGTTAGAGGTATTCTCCGCAGTGGGAAAACAAGCCCACATCTCTGTGTTTCCATAGTCTGCGACTACAAAAGACTTCTTATACTGTGCGCCATCAATGAAATTAAAAACGTAATCTCTAATCTTGTGAGGAAGAATAGAGGTTACCTTCTGCCCATCATTGATGTAGATATCACCGTTCCCAAAGAAAAAGTGCCCACCTTCGAACTCTGCTATACAATTCTTTGTAAGTGCGCCCACCGAAGGCGATAATTGGCGGAATGCGAAGATAAATGGTGTGCCCACATACGTCATACTATAGATGGAATCATCCTTGTAAATCATAAAGGTATCACGCAGGGGAAGTCCATCAAGTATAGCCCCTCTTGTATCCGCTAACTCATACTCTCCAGCATCGACCGTGGCGTTGGTAACATCCCATGATGCCGGTACAGTTTGTATAGCCGCTTCCGTTGACCATTTTACAACTCTGGATTTTGGAGTATCTGGAGAAGTGGAAGAATCATTTATATTAAGGGCAACCAAGAAGGATCGGAATGCCCTCATAGAATAACATTCTGTGTCAGCAGTCCATGCTGTTAGGTCTGCCATCACTGTAGTAACATCAGGCTCACCATTGGTTAGCTCCCAGAACTGCGGGTCATCAAAACCATTAGTCATAACTAGAACACCACCAATCACAGTGGATGTCCAGTTCTCTTCAGCGGTTGCACTGTAATCGCCCGGTGAGACTGTCCTTGTTATCTCATACCAAGTGCTATTACTATCTTTGAACACATGGATTTCAGCCGTTCCTGCAACTATCCAATAGTTATCTGCCGTGGTATTTAGATTAGTAATATAAAGCGGAACAATAGGGCAGGTCGCCATAACCTCTGCGTAGCCCGGTGATTTTGTAATAGCACCGTGTTCTGCTCTTACATTATTACCATCAGACCATACATTAGGTGGAAGCTGCCAAGGGTTTATATCCTTGACGATACCTACCTGTCCGACATTATCTACTGGGATTAGAGCCATTACCCTGTATAACTCCCACTTGAATTAAATGTGAGTACTGTATCGCTCCCATCAGTTGTAACTGTTGGAGAGCCGCTTGTTGTCCCTGTATAATCTGCTGTAAGCATCCTTAAGAAGACTACCCCTGTGCCCCCCTTTCCGTACTGTGTTGTGTTGGCAGCATCAGCAGAACCCCCGCCACCACTTCCAGTATTATCTGTTCCAGCGGAGGGATACCAGAATCCATTACCATTGCTAACTCCTGAGTGAGCGTCTGCTTCAGTAGCAGAGCCTCCGCCTCCGCCTCCGCCAGTTCCACCAGCAGAGAATCCACCTGTACCGTAAGAACCTCCTCCTCCACCACCTGCCCTTGTTACTGCTGCCCCAGTTATGGATGAAGATAATCCATTTCCAGCACTAACGTCAGCAGTTAGTCCACCATCAGCACCATCCCCTGCTGCTCCACCACCAGCAGCGCCTTGTTGGTGAGCAGTAGCAGTAGCATCACCACCATCGAATCCCTGTGCGGATGTTCCAGTTGAACCAGCATGGGCTACACTATCCTCATGGCCTCCTCCTGCGCCTGAACCATAAGTTCCAGCAACAGCATTGGTTGAATAATTCCCCCCACCACCTCCACCGTTGGCGGTTACTGTCGTTTGACCGGTTGCCGCTATTGAAGACGCAACGCCTTGTGCGCCAGCAGCATTGGAACTAACAGCCCCACCTGTTCCCACCGTAACAGTTATTACGCTGCCATCCTCTAATAACCAAGGTGTCTCAGTTGTTGAGTTTCGTCCAGATGTTTCAGATGCGTAAGAGTTTCTGTATCCCCCCGCTCCTCCGCCACCAGACCTGTAATTTCCACCACCGGCTCCACCGCCACCTATAACCAGATACTCAACTGTGTAGGACAATGGTGTCAGAGCGGGAGTTTCGGCATTAGATGTTGCTACCACCCACCCTTGAGTTGCATCAATATAAACCAGCCTAATACCCTCCCTCAAACGCTTCAAAGAAAGGTCATCTGTAGAGCCTTTTAACTTCAATGATTGTGGGTCTAAAGTAATGGACTCAGTATTAAATGTACCAGCATAATCAACAATCTCAATAGTATCACCAACACTTGCGCTGGCTGGAAGAGTTACAATAAATGTTCCTGATGTGGTATTGCATGGATAACCATTACCAGCAACCGCTGTAAATCCTGTAGTTTGAACTGACTGCCATTGGGTGGTGTTGTCACTAATAGTAGTCCAGACCGGATTAGCGCCAGTACCCTGAGTCTTTAAGAAGTCTCCAGAAGTTCCAAAGCCTAGTCTTGTAGGTGCGCCTGATGCGCCGTAGTATAGGATGTCTCCCTGCGTACCATCTTCAAGTTTAACAAGGGTTACGGCATTGTCTTGAATCTTAGCCGTTGAAACAGTGTCATCACCGGGCGTTGGTATCTCTGCCAACTGGCCTAAGTGAACCACCTGTACATTGTCAGTTCCTGACGGTACAGTTCCGGTGAAGGTCAGTGACGTACCGCTTAATGTGTACGCACTGGTATCCTGTCTTACTCCGCTTATGAAAACAAGTAGTGCTGCATTATTCGGTGGCGCATAATCAAGCGTTACCGTCATGGCACTGTCATCCCCGTCAAAGAACTTAGATGGGAACTGAGCGAATTGTGGGGGGCTTCCTAAATAACTCATATTAACTCCATCCTAGTGAGACTGCTTGTATTCTTGTTTCTTTTGATGCGCTTTGATTTAGGGTTTCTATTTTCCATCGCATAGACGTTCCAGAGGTTTCTCCAGTCAGATCAACACCGTTGGCTATTAGAATGGTATGCCCACCTGTATCACCCTGATCCACCAAAGTAACCGCAGTTGTGTAGTCTGAGCCATCTCTTGTAATGTATGCTTTGATGTCAGTATTTACAGTAGTTGTTCCTGTACCATTACTAATGGTCATTACCAAATCACCATTGGTTGGAACTGCTTCAGCAGTTTGAGCATTAGATATAAGAGTCATATCTCCGCCCGCTGCCCCTAAAGTTGGCCTTCGGATAATTACTATTCCATCCCCACCATCACCGCTGCTGCCGACAGC